TACAAATTTAGAAGCCCGGCTCGCGCCGGGCTTTTTTTGTGGGCATGCACGGGCACGGGTGGGTGCGGGCGCTTCTCCTCATCGATGCCTGATGTCAGCAGACAGCGACGCGCGCGGACAGGTAAACTTTCGCCTCAGCTGGACGGTCCGACATGCCCCGCATCTCGCCACCCACCCCGCCGGGCCTATAGCTCAACGGTTAGAGCAGAGGACTCATAATCCTTTGGTTGAAGGTTCGAATCCTTCTGGGCCCACCATAAAATCAAGGGCTTAGCTTCTGCCAAGCGCCCTGAATTGAGGCAGCCGGGAAAATTGCCGGGAAAATTAGCTGCGCTTTGGCGGTTTTACCACCGGCAGCGCATGGTCATAACGGCCTGTCGTTGCTGGTGTCACGTGCCCTGCAGCATCTTGTTTGTCGCCCCGGTTACCCACTGTGTCGGTAATGCCGCGATGTTTTAGGCCATGTAACGAAAAGCGCTCCTGCTTCGAAATGATCCCGTCTTTCATTGCGAGCGTGATGAATCGCTGCCAGGCACTATCAAGCGATGACTTAGCCATCGGATTACCGGTCTGTTCAACAAGTAGGTGCCGATCCTCAGCCTTGATTGGGACTGCAAAATTTCGACCGTTTTTGGTCCATATGGCGGTTCGTCGTGCTACGAGGAAATCCCACGCTTCGATCATCTCTGGATCCCACTCGGTAAGCGTGTCGCGTGATCCCTTGCGCCGTTGCGCATGGATGCCTGTTGGCTGCTTATGTGTGTCGTTGAGTGTGCACACCTCGATGCCGCGTAGGCGCGCGCTATACGCGAGGACCATGACTGGCGCGAGATAGCTCGGGCAGCTGCCTTTTGTATGCGGCGGAAGGGAGCCGCGCTCTCTTGCGAAGGTCAGCACCTTGTCGAACGCGGCCGGCGTCGGCATCCGGTGTTTCTTTGCTTCGCGTGCTTGCCTCACGCCGATGGCTGGATTCGATCTGCATAGGCCGACGCGCACGCCCCACGCGAGTGTGCGACGTAATTAGCGGTGAAGGTGATTTGCCTTACTAGGCGTCGCTGGAAGCGCGGGTTGGTAACGGTTGGCTGGCCGCCCCATCGCGAAGACTTCTACGAGTCGCTGGACCACAGGTGTGGTGATGCGATCAACCTGCACCGAGCCCAACTTCGATCCGTCTTTGCGGAGATAGTTGGCAATGGAGTCGGCATAACGCCGGTAGTCATCTTGCGTGTCGGTTGCCAGTTCCTTGAACTCCAACGACTCGTGAAAGCGATCGAAGAGATAGCGCAACGTGCCGCGCGTGCCCCTACCTGCACGTTCCTCAACGATTCCATGCAATTCCGATAGACGAGCTCCAGCGTACGCCACGGTTTGCTTTCGTGTGGCCCCGCCTTCTGGATGCGGCTCGACGACGTACCACCGGCCATCCTCCCAATACAGGCCGCGCGGCAGCGCGGCCTGGTCAATGTGTGCCGGTATGAGTGGATTGAATTTGCGCTTGCGGCCTCGTGCCATTACATCAGCTCCTGTTCTGTATCCATCTCGGTGGCGTTGTCTTGCTGCAATCCAAGGGCGGCATTGAGCGCATCTAGCGTTGTCCAGATCCCGCCTCGACCGTCGTACTTGTAACGGATGCCCTGATCGTTGGCCCAACGCACCACGGTAGCTGCACGAGGGGAGGGGCCAACTGGCGCGCATAGGCGCCGCAGATCCTCAAATGTCAGTACACCTCCGCTCATGCATCTTGCTCCTTGGTCCACTCCCGCCTGTGCCGCCATTGCTCGCGCATTTCCTCCACGAGCATGTCAGCTGCGGCGTAGCCGCGCTGGGCCGCGATGCGGAGCCGTAGCTCTCGCACCTTGGCTGCATCCACGTAGCCCTGCCGAAGCCAGTGGCGCGCCTCGCAAGCCCTGCGAAACCCTTCCATGTTCGTGCCCTCGATCATCGCTGGCGCGTGCCAGTGAAGCGCAGGCCGAGCTGCACGACGTTTGGGGCGCAGTGACGTGGCTGGCGTGGTGCGCGGATCCGATGCGCTCGGCGCCATTCGATCATGGCCAGCTCGTAGCTGGGATGCTTCTGCGTGCGCCCACACACGCACTCGATGAAGTGCCCGCCGCCCGCCTCGGGGCGGCGGGCATCAAGCATATGGCGAGCGAGGTGGCCGTTCTTGCAGGGCGGCAGAGGACTATCGTGGTCGACCTGACGTTGCGTCACGGTACCTCCAGGCGCAGCACGCACTCGGCGTCCCGGAGATGCTGCACGGTGTCGGAGTCGATCCGGTCCAGCGCCTGGGCAATGGTGTAGTCCATCTCGGCCAGCCAATCGGCACGATTCAGCACCAGAGCGGCGGTCAGCGCCTCCCCGGTCGACAGGGTGCCAGGCCCTCCCATACGCGCGGCAGCGCGGGCAATTTCGATCGTGCGCCGCAGGTTCATGGCTGCGTCCTCCATGCGGCGCCGAGCTGGGCGCGTGCTTCTGCGACACGCATGAGACGCAAGCCCCAGCGTACCGACCACGTTTGCGCCTGCTGTTCGTTGCAGGTCAGGATCAGCTGCCCGAAAGATTCCAGCCGATCAGCTCGGAACGTGAACAACATATCGTCCAGCTCGATGACCTCCTGCAGGCCGAGTTGCTGACACAGCGCCTCGGCGTTGAGCGATTTGCAGCTGCCCTGCGGGCCGAGAAGGATGACGGACTCAGCCATGAGCAGCCTCCCGCCGAACAGCCATGCGGGTGCGGCGACGCAGGCGCTGCGGCACCTGTCCAACAGCCAGGCCGGTCTGCGTGAGGCGTGGACGGCGCGAGGCCCACAGCTTGTAGACCAGAGCGCCGCCGGCGGCTGGCGCCAGGATCATCGCCAAAGCGAGCAACTCAACCATGGGCCACCTCCTGCGCGGCCTGGGCCACAGCAGCGGCGGCAGCGGCAGTCGGTCGGCGCGGCAGCATGTTGGCCAGGTCGAAGGGGAAGTCCAGCCCGTCCATGAACTCGGCCAACTCTGTGCTGATCCGGTCTTCCGCCGTGGTCCACAGGCGGGGGCCGTCGATGAGTTTCCAGCCAGTGCCTGTGCCGCGACGCCGCTCCCAGGACTGACGCTCCTGGCGAAGTAGTCCCATGTCCAGGGTGGCAGTGACCACAACCGCACCATGCGTGACGTGCATGGTGATGGTCGCCGAGCAGTCACCCATGCCGCGATCGTAGGCGACGACGGCCGGCGTGCTAGCCTCCGCGCCAGGTCCGGTGCTCAAAACCAACGGACGTGCTGCTGTGGCTGGACGTGTTCCAGTGTGCTGTTGCATATCGACTCTCCTGAGTTGCGTTGGTGGAGGGCCTTGGGGCGGTGTTACAGCACCGCCCGCCGGCCCGCTGTTGCGGGGTTAGATCAGGTCGGCGCCGGATGGCGGGATGCTGGGGTCAGGCTCACGCAGACGCTGCGCGCCGTTGAGCACATCAAGTAGTTCGTGGCGGATGTACTCGGCCACTGCTGCCGGTCCGTCGTGATTGATGCCTGCCTCGATCGCGACATCATTGGTCAGCGCCGCGAGCAACGCGGCCGCGTGGTACGCGCGCCAGAGGCGGTATTGCTCCTCTTCGTTGATCGAGAAATCGGCGTCCGCCGGCAGCTGTAAGTTCGGGTGAGCAGCGTCCATCAAGCCACCTCCAATGTGGGCATGCGATCGATTACCCATTCCTGCAGCGCGGCGGCCTCGGCTTCCGGCATCACAACGTGCAACGAGCCAATGGCCAGGCCAGTGCCGTCATCGACTAGGAACAACTCGGGAGCCTTTTCGATCGCGCTGCAGGCGAACATGACCGGCGGGCGGTCATGCAGGCTGTCGGCGTACAGTTCGGCCAGGACGTCGGTCGCCCGGATCTGCAGGAGCAGGTAGACGCCGGGAGCGACGCGCAGCGCTTTATGCAGGTCGCGGCGGCTCACTGGCGCACCTCTGCCAGGTCGGCATTGGTGCTGGAAATGGCGGCCTCGACATCAGCCAACGTCAGCGCCTCGGGCGCTTTGCCTATGGCCTGCAGCTTCGCCTGCAGGGCGAGCCAGGCGGTGTGGTTCCAATCGAGGGTGTCGGCGATCAGGCCGAAGTAATGGGCGATCTGACGCGCGGCATTGGCCGGCGCTTCTTGAGCGTCGTAGGTCATGGTGCAGGCTCCGTTGTAGTTGGAGTCCGCCACGACGCTGTCAAACGAGGTGGCGGACGGTGCGCGGTTGACAGACCGGTCAACGGAACCGGCAGGCCCGAAGGCCTCCGCACACCGCCCGCCATAGAACTGGCTGGCAAACGCCCGCGACTGCACAGCGAGCGAAAAAAAAGCGCCGTGCATCGGTCGATGGGCGCTGGTGCGCCGTTGATTCAGGCTGTCAAACCTGGTCGCCGATTGTGCGGCGACGGAGTAATAGTTGCTCCGCTCCTGGGCGGATGTCAACGAAAATTTCTCAAAATCTCCCACACGTGCGAGCGCGCTCATTTTTGGAACACCCAGCACTTCACAGTGGTGCCGACGCCGGTCAGATCGTCCTTGAGGACGGCGCTGTTGACGGCTACGTTCGCGCCGATGAACTTGTGCCGGCGCGAGTCGCCGAGCAGCGCACGCAGCACCTTTAGATCGGGCACGGACTGACTGAATTGCGCGGCCCGCGCAGCGAAGTGATTGAGGTTGATCGCAATGCGCTGCGCGTCGCGGCTGTGGTTGACCACAGCTTTGCCGTGTCCGGTGGCTTCGAGGTATTCGTAGACCTCCCAGAACTCGTTGACCATCGCGTGGTCCGCACTGATCGCCTTCTGCCGTTCCAGGGCCATTTCCAACAGCGCGAGCCGTGTCTGCTCGACCATGTCGTCAGGGATGGTGATGACCAGGCGCAGGCAGTCGAACAGCGCCAGCATCTGAGCGTGGTTCTTGATGACGCGTTCCAGGCGCAGATCCTGCTGCGCGCGCAGCTTGGCCTCGAAGACCTTTACGCGCTCGGCGAACAGATCGAGGATGGCGCGTTCCTGGCGGATGGCACGCACAAGGAAGTGGCTGACTTCCTCGACCTGCAGCGCGTTGAGGTTGTCGGCCGCGATGCGGCTTTCGGTGGTGACCTGCGGCCGTTTGAAGTGCAGCTTCACGATGCGCGTGAGGATCGCCTCGCTGGCGTCCACCGCGGCGTTCTGGGTGATCACGATCGTGCCACGAAACGGCGGCTCGTAGGTCTCGTTGCCGCCGTTGCGCACGCCACGGGTTGCCAGGGTGCCGCCGCCGAAGAAGTCCTTCAGTTCATCCCACTCGAACGTCTTGGAGTGCGCTTTGTCAGGCTCGCTGCGGTCGGCCTCCAGTAGGACGACGGGCATGCCGGACACCTGGCCCATGGCGCGCGCACGGCCGGCCTTGGACGACTTGGCCGGGTCGAAGCCCTCGTAGTCTGAGCGGCCCAGCAGCTTCCACAGGAACGTCAACAGTGTGGTCTTGCCGGCGCCGGCTTCACCGGTGGCTTCGAGGAATGGAAAGCTCTTGTGCCCGGTCCGGATCTGCTCGGCGAATAACGAGCCAAACCAGAATGTCATGGCGACCATGCCGTGCGTGCCGAAGCACTGCCAGAGCCACGGCAACCAATCCACGCGGAACGCCTCGGCATCGCGTTGGATCTCCAATCGGATGGACTTCTGCGTGGTCTTCAAGCGCAGCTTGTCGAACTCGAAATAGTCCTCTTCGTTGGCCGTCACCAGCTCACCGTCGCGCACGGCCATATCGCCGAGCAGGTAGGCGCGGTGTTCCTTGCTGTAGCCCACGAAGTCGATCGCGTCGACCTTTTTGATGGCCTCGGTCTGCTCCTCGATCAGGCGGTCCAACTGGTGGCCGGTACCGGTGAACATGGCGCCCGCTGCCAGAGAGATCAGGCGCTTCTTAAACTCGGACGCGCTGGAAACATGACCACCGGTAAAGGTGCCCTTTACGCTGGGTTCGTCATGCGGGAAGTCGACGCGGAAGTAATACCAGCTCTCGTCCGTGACTTCCTGCCGCTGGAAGTACAGCGCCTCCGGGTAGCAGTTGGCGATCTTCTGCACCGAACAGGCGGCACGCTTGATCTTCCTCAGATCCTCGGCCGCGACCTCGTCACCGTCGTCGGCATCGGTGTCTCCCAGCTTCTCTTTACGCAGTTTGTCGAAGCGCTGCGTGTCGAAGTCGAACCAGTACAGGCGGGAGCGATACTCCAGCCAGAAGTCGCTGCGGCCGTCGTGCTCAAACATCAACAGGCCTTTGTCCACCGCCGTGCGGGCCACGAGCAGGTCGCCCTGGTAGCGGGCTTCCTTGACGTCGCTGTCCCATTGCTTGGGATCGTCGGACGCGATCGCGCGCAGATGCAGGTCGTTCCAGTCGGTCTTCTTGCCGTCGCGCTGCACGATCTGGGCGGCCCGCGAGTCGAAGCCCAGCGCCGCTGCGCGCTTGATGTGCTTGTGCGTGTAGGCACGGGCGCCTGGCTCGTTGTCCAGTGCCCACACGAGCGTCGGAAGATCGGCCATGCGTGCCTTCGCCAGCTCGCGCAGCGATTCTTCCGGAAATGCGTTGGAGGACATGGCCGACACTGCACACACGCCGTGCTGCAGAAGCGCGATCGCATCGAAGATGCCCTCGACGATCCACACCTCGCGCGCCGTCTGCATCGCTGTCAGCGATGCAGGCGCCGCCCACCACACCCCTGCATAGCTCTGGCCTGGCGCAAAGCGCGCCTTCTGCTTGCCAAAGCGATGCGGACGATCAATCAGGCGCTCCCACCAGCCGCCCTTGACCAGCGCAAAGCGCACAGTCGCAGTGCCCGCGCTGATCTTGCGATCGTAGTGGCTGTCCTGGGTGTAGAGGCCTTTCAGCGGCGCCAGGTCAAAGCCACGCGAGAACTGCAGGTATGCATCGGCCGCAGCGTTGGGAGCCGCAGCCGTTGGCTGGAAGCGCTTGGACCAGTCGTCGAACAGGTCGTCGTACAGATCCTTGACGTGCAGCTCGCGCCCGCACTTGGATTGGCGGCCGCACTTTACCACCCAAGGCTTGAGATGGTTGGTGTAAAGCTCTTTCTTGCCGCACGACGGGCACTTGCCGCCGCGCATGTACTCGGTACCACTACGGTGCTTGAGTCCGTAATCCCGTCCCAGCCGGGACAGCACCTGTTGCCGCAGATCCTCTTGCATCGAACTTCCTTAGACGCCGAGCGAGCGCCGAGGCGCGAGCGGAGCTGTGGCGTTGTCGATCACGACGTAAGCGCCGCCGGCACGGCGGTGCGCGTCAACGGCAGCAGCGAGCAGTCGTGCTTCTTCATGCTTGGCGTGCGGCGCTATGCGTTGCGGGACATTGCTGGCCGCATCAACGAATCGCGGCTCCTGTGCGGTGAACCAGCTATTGGCGTGTCTCACGAACCGACCTCGGTGCTTACCCTTTTGAGATGGAACAAAGCCGCCGCGGCGTCGGTCAGCGCGACAAGGCGCTCGTCGAAGGCGTCAGAGGTAGCAAGGCCTTCGCGCATGAGCGCCGCAACTAGAACTGCGCCGAAGCGCTGATTTGTCTCCGGCTCGGCAGTGCGGCCGATGTAGCCGTGCTGGGTTTTCACCAAGCCGCCGTGGATGAGCGCAACTTCCAGGCAAAGCTTCGCCGTGGGCGGCAATGCCGCCCAATCAATGGTCTTTCGCATTAGGGAT